TTACCAGCAATCAACGCTAACTCTGATTCTGCAGTTGCAGGACCAGGAGCAGATCTAAACAATCTAAGTAACATAGGTGCAAGTTTTGAAATTTTTGCATCAATTACTAAGACTGGAGATTTTGTTGTACAAGTTGCAAACTCTAACGATGTTATGGTAGGAAGCGCAAAATTTATTGACGACTCTTCTGACAACATGGTTGGTTTTGAAACTGTTGCAGCATCAGACACTATTACTTTAAACGGTAGTACAACTGGTGGTGTAACTTTTGCAAAAGTTACATGTACTGCAATTAGTTCTACTCAATGGAAAGTTGATGTAGAGTCTGGTTGTACTGGTACACCAGCAACACCGTTTAGCGCGGCAGTAAGTTAATAATTAATTTAGTGTGGGGCTTCGGCCCCACATTTAAATTTAGGAGAATATAAAATTATGAAGAGTGATGTAAAAGCAGTAAGAGTTACAGCTACTGGTGCAGTATTCGCAGGAAGAACAAGACTAAGAGGACTTATTCTTGCTTCTGATGCTGGCGGAGCTGGAACTATAGTCCTACAAGACAACACTGATAGTACAACTTTATTTCAAGGAGATTGTCCAAATGGTGATGTCTTTGCATTTAACATTCCAGAGGATGGCGTACTTTTTCCAGGCGGAATGAAAGTTTCTACTATTACAAATATTGAAGCGGCTACGTTATTAATAGACAAGTAGGAGGCTAAATGGCTAACACTACCTCTGGAACTACAACGTTTGATAAAACATTTGCTATCGATGAAATAATCGAAGAAGCATATGAAAGAATAGGTATGCAAGGTGTATCTGGTAATCAGTTACGTCAAGCAAGAAGATCTTTAAATATAATGTTTCAAGAGTGGGCTAATCGTGGTCTTCACTATTGGGAAGTAGCAAATAACAGTATTACATTAGTAGATGGTCAAGCAACATACACAATGTTTAGATCAACAGGTGATGGTACTTCAAGCACTACTGCAGTTTATGGTGTTGATGATGTATTAGAAGCTAGTTATAGAAACAATAATGTTGATACACCATTAACTAAAATAGCAAGATCTGCATATCAAGCTTTATCAAATAAAACTTCAGAAGGAACACCAACTCAATATTTTGTACAAAGACTTATTGATAGAGTTACAATCACTTTATATCTAACTCCTGGTTCTACAGAAGCAGGTAAGTTTATAAATTATTATTATGTAAAAAGAATTCAAGATGTAGGAGACTATACAAATGCAGCAGATGTTCCATATAGATTTGTACCTTGTATGGCTTCTGGTTTAGCATTTTATTTATCACAAAAATTTAAACCACAATTAGTTCAACAAATGAAACTGTTATATGAAGATGAATTACAAAGAGCATTGTCAGAAGACGGCTCTCCATCTAGTACATATATTAGTCCTAAAGTTTATTATCCGGAGGCATAATGGCATTATCCTCAGGTAAATATGCAAAATTTATTTCAGACAGATCAGGATTAGAGTTTCCATACTCTGAAATGGTTATCGAATGGAATGGCGCTAGAGTCCATGTTTCTGAGTTTGAACCAAAACAACCACAATTAGAGCCTAGACCATATTCAGCTGATCCACAGGGTTTATTAAATGCAAGACCGGCTAGAACTGAGCCTGCTGTAGCAAGATTATTGACATTAAATCCTTTATCTATAACAAGTGGTTCCCAAGTGGTGACTGTATTTGAAGAAAACCATGGTAGATCTACTAGTGATACTGTTAGATTTAGAAATGGAGAGGGCCAAGATGGTATTTCAGACTCTGATATTAATAACGCTTCGGGATTTACAATTACAGTTACAAATGCTAATAATTATACTTTTACAGCTAGTGGTACAGCCACAGCTACAACAAAAATAGGAGGAGGAAGTATAACTGCAGGACCAGTTACACTAACACCATAATGTCAGGATTTACATACACAACACTAACAGCAGCTATTTTAAGTTATACTGAAACAGATTCAAACGTTCTAACATCTACAGTTACAGATGATATTATTGAAAACGCAGAATTTAAAATTTTGAGAGACATACCACTTGATGCATATAAAAAACAACAGCTAGGTAACTTGATCACAGGACAATCTACAATAAATACACCTGCTAAAACTCTTTTTATAAAAGGGATACAGGTATACGACTCGACTTCCGCAGCGACCGGATCTAACTCTTATTTAGAGAAAAAAGATGAAACCTATTTACAGGAATATATTCCTGCGGAAACATCTACTGGAAAACCTAAATATTACGCTATGTTTGGTGGAGCGACTGGTACTTCAGATACTACGTCAGGAAGAATATTATTTGCCCCAGTCCCAGATACTACATATAAATTTAAGATTCATTATGAGACTATCCCAGATGGGCTATCGGGTTCAAATGCTACAACATACGTCAGTCAATACTTTCCTAATGGTTTGTTATATGCTTGTCTTGTAGAAGCATATGGATATTTAAAAGGCCCAATAGATATGTTGACACTATATGAAAATAAGTATAAACAAGAGGTACAGAAGTTTGCTGCAGAGCAACTTGGTAGACGTAAAAGAGACGACTACACGGACGGAACCGTTCGTATACCAGTCCCTTCTCCGTCACCGTAATTAGGAGAATAAATTATGGCAATAACATCGGCAATTTGTACAAGTTTCAAAGTAGAAATTTTAAAAGGGGTGCACAATTTTACAGCATCTTCTGGAAATACATTCAACTTAGCTCTGTACACAAGTTCAGCTTCACTAGGAGCTGCAACTACAGCGTACACAACATCAAATGAAGTATCAGGTTCTGGATACACAGCAAAAGGAAATGCACTTACAAGTGTTACACCAGTTGCTGACAGTACAACTGCAGTTTGTGATTTCGCAGATACAAGTTTTACATCTGCTTCTTTCACAGCAAGAGGTTGTATGATTTTCAATGACTCAGCTTCAGGAGATCCAGCAGTTTGCATAATTGATTTTGGATCAGACAAAACTGTAACAAGTGGAACTTTTACAATTCAATTCCCAGCAGCAGACGCATCTAACGCCATTGTTCGTATAGCGTAAAGGAGTAACGCGGAATGTCCGTTACTAGAACCTTTACAGTAACGGTAGTTTCTACCGGCTCTGGTAATAAGTATGTCATTGATGGAGTTCAGCAAGATACAGTAAATCTAGCTGAAGGTTACACATACAAATTTGATCAAGCAGATAGTTCTAATTCCTCTCACCCTTTAAGATTTGCAACAGCTACGGACGCAGCTGGTGGAACTGAATACACAACTGGTGTAACTACCAGTGGCACACCAGGACAAGCAGGTGCTTATACACAAATAACAGTCGCAGCTTCTGCACCAACATTATATTATTATTGTTCAAACCATGGCGGAATGGGTGGTCAGGCAAATACTGTAGACTCAGATACTTGGGGTATGTTAACTTGGGACCAAAACTCTTGGAGTGCTCAAGACACTGTTACAGTTTCAATCACGGGACAATCAGCAACTTCTTCCGTTGGTGATGGAACTAACATGGGTGTACCTCAAACAGGATGGGGTGGAACTAATTGGAGTAATGGTGAGTGGGGTCAAGTTAATGATAACGGTGTAACACTTACAGGTTTTGGATTAACATCATCACTAAATGCAGAAGGTTTATTATCTTATACATTAAATGGTTGGGGTAGAAATACTTGGAACTCAGAATCTTGGGGCGATAGTAATAACCCTGTCGTAACTTTAGATGGTCAAAGTTTAACTTCATCTGTCGGTTCATTAGAAGCTTTCAACTTAACCCGTTGGGGCGGAACTGGTTGGAACGTTGGAGAATGGGGAGCAGTAAACGACAACTCAGTTGTATTAACTGGTTTATCAATGACAGCTTCTCTAGGTTCTTTAGAAGCTTACAACGAAGTCGGTTGGGGCCGTGATGGTTGGGGTGAAGAATTATGGGGTCAAGCAAATGACTTTGCTATAATTTTAACAGGTCAGTCTGCAACTTCTTCTGTTGGAGCATTATCACCTGCAGATGTAGAAGGTATTACAGGACAATCAGCTACAGCAAGCGTTGGTGATCCTACAATGATTGGAAACGTTTCTGTTGTTCCAACTGGTCAAGCTGCAACTTCTTCAGTAGGTGCAATAGATCCTGATGGAATTGTACAAGGTCTTACAGGTCAAGCTGGTACATCTGCTGTAGGTTCTTTATCTCCTGCAGATGTAATGGGTATATCAGGAGTTGGAGCTACTGTTTCTTTAGGTAGTACAGACGAAACTTCAAACCCTATTATAATACCAACTGGATTATCTATCTCATCTAGTCTGGGATCATTATCTCCTGCAGATGTAATGGGTTTAACTGGTGTTTCTGCAACAAGTAGTGTAGGATCATTGACACAAGATATTAGTTTAGATATAACACTTGACGGTCAATCTATATCTAGTAATGTAGCAGCATTTGGAACAGCAAAAGGTTTTGGAATACAGGCATATGAAGCTGTTGACACTGGTTCAAATACAACATATAGTGACGTAGCATAGGAGAAAAGAATTATGGCATCGACATACACACCTTTAGGAATTGAACTTCAAGCAACTGGTGAAAACGCCGGTACGTGGGGGACAAAAACTAATACTAACTTACAAATTATCGAACAAGTATCTGGTGGATTCACACAGCAATCAATAGCTGGTGGTGCACAAACAACTACTTTATCAGTTTCTGATGGTTCAACTGGAGCTGTTCTATCTCACAGAATGATAGAATTTACTGGTTCAATTACAGGAAACCAAGTAGTAACAATTCCATTAGACGTTCAAACTTTTTATTTTTTAAGAAACTCAACATCAGGTGCATACACAGTACAATTTAAATATGTATCTGGATCAGGAGATTCTATTACTTTCTCTGCAACAGATAAGGGTGATGCCGTTATATTTGCTGCAGCAGATGATGGAACTAACCCTAATATTGTAACAATCAATACAGGTATTAAATCAGTTGTTGAAGATACTACACCTCAGTTAGGTGGTAATTTAGATACTAATTCACACAACGTTGACATTGATGATGCACACGGAATTAGAGATGAAAACGGAAATGAACAAATTGTTTTTCAAACAACAGCATCAGCAGTAAACCAAATAGATGTAACTAACGCAGCAACAGGTAATGCACCAAGCATAGCTGCAACTGGTGGAGATACTAATATTGATTTCAGTCTTGCTGGAAAAGGTTTAGGAAGAGTAGCTTTAGGTGCTGGTAGTGTACAACAGTTAACAGAAAAAATTACAGTTACTGCTACTGCAGCTACAGGAACAATTAACTTTGACGTAATTACACAACCGGTTTTATATTATACATCTGCATCAACTGGTAACTACACTCTAAATATTAGAGGAGATGGTTCAAATGCTTTAAATGCAATTATGGACACAGGTGAAGCATTGACTATTGTACATTTAGTTACAAACACAGGTACACCATATTATAACAACGCAGTTACAATTGATGGATCAAGTGTAACACCAGAGTGGCAAGGTGGTTCAGCACCTTCAGCTGGAAACGCTAACTCTATAGATTCTTACACTTACACTATCATTAAGACTGGTGATGCTGCTTTCACAGCAATAGCATCTCAAACGCAGTTTGCGTAATAAAGTAGGAGGATAAGACATGCCATTATTAGGAACAAGAGCCGCAGGTTCAGTATACGGATACGGACGTGGAGGCGGACGAGGACCATATGCAATTGAATATATGGTTGCGGCCGGTGGTGGCGGCGGAGGAGCGACATCGGGAGCCGGAGGAGGCGCGGGAGGACTACAAGTTTTTTCTGACGTTGACGTAGCTCCAGATACCCCTTACTCAATTACAATAGGAAGTGGTGGATCAGGAGGATCCAACGCTGTTGGAGGTTCAGGATCTAATTCTTCTTTTGGACCACAGTCATCAACTGCTGGAGGAAGAGGAGCAAATTCAAATTCTAGAAATGGAAGTCCAGGTGGATCTGGCGGAGGATCGGGATCTGCTGGGGGAGGATCTGCAGGATCTGGAATATCAGGTCAAGGAAATTCTGGTGCACAAGGAGCAGGTGGAGGAAAAGGCGGCGGTGCCGGTTATCAATCTCCTGGTCCAGGATACACATACCCAATCAATAGTGGATTTTATTCACGAGGTGGTGGATATGGTAACAACACAGGTTATAACCCACAACCAGCTAACTCGGCACATGGTGGCCCGGGAAGAGGCGCTGGAGGAACGGGTGGATCAGCCGGTTCAGGTATTGTAATTGTTTCTTATGATGGAACAACACAAGTAGGAACAGGTGGATCGGTTTCAACAGGTGGTGGACGAACAATTCACACATTTACTTCTAGTGGAGAGTTTGTTTCATAATGGCACATTTTGCAGAAATAAAACAATCTGATAATAAGGTTTTAAGAGTTGTTGTTTTAGATAACGCTGACATAGACGCTAATGGTGGTGACTATTCAGAAAGTGCTGAACAATACGTAGCAAACAAAATACCTAACGACCCAGGTTATGATGGAGAATACCCAGCAACATATTGGAAACAAACATCATATAACAACAATGCAAGATACAACTATGCAACCGTAGATGGCACTTGGGATAATGCTAATCAAGCTTTTATAGACCCACAACCTTTTGATTCATGGACTCTAAGTGCTAATTTTTTATGGGAGCCACCTGTGGTTTACCCTACATCTGCTGAAATTGATGGTGTTGAAATTCAATTAATATGGAATGAAGCCGATCAAAAATGGCAGTGTTACAAAGATCAAGACCCTTTTCCTATGTATGACTGGAATGCTGTTGACCTTGAATGGACAGCAACAGGCGAAAACTACTCAGTTTAATTGACTAAATAAAACCATTTGCTATAATATGGCAGATGTTTACGAAAGAAATATACTACTACTTTAAGAATGCTTTACCCCCTAGATTATGTGAAGACATAATTAGATTTGGTAATGAGTCTAGTAAAGAAGTAGGAGTCATTGGTATAGAACAAGGTAGAAAAAATGCTATCAGAAAGCTAACCAAAAAAGAAAAAGCAGAGCCTAGAAAAATGAGAAAGTCTACTATTGCATGGTTAGATGATCCTTGGATATACAAAGAAATTCAACCTTATGTAGAGTTAGCTAATCAACAAGCTGGTTGGAATTTTGATTTAACAACAGTAGAAAAAATACAGTTTACTGAGTATCGTCCAGGTCAATTTTATAATTATCATCAAGACAATTTTCATAATGAAGGCTTAACAAGAAAAATATCTATGACTGTTAATCTAAGTAAAGATAGTGACTATGAAGGTGGAGATCTAGTCTTTAAAACAATTGACAGACAAAATCATAATATTATAGAAATAACAGATAAAGAGTTCAGACATCAAGGAACCCTATGTGTATTTCCTTCTTTTGAAGTACACAAAGTATCACCAGTTACAAAAGGTGTAAGGTATTCTTTGGTACTATGGACGTTAGGAGAAAAGTTCAGATGAAAGAAACAAAGTTTACAGAAATTGCATTAGTGCAAAATATTAAATTAAATACTAAAGCTATCGCTAGTGCGATTAATAAGACACCCTCATCATCTATTTTAGATGATACTAGATCCGTTACAAAGACAGATGTTGATGTAGCTGATTATTCTCAGAAGCCATACGGCATGGAGTTTTTTAAAAAAGTAAAATCATCTATACGAGTATTTGCTAAAAAATATAATCATGCAGAGTTACGAGTTACTAACTATTGTTTTATTCGTATGAAAAAAGAAGATCAAGTAGACTACCATAGTTCTTTTGAATCTAACTTTGTAGGTATTTTTTTATTAGAAAAATCTGAAAAAGATCATCATGTTGTATTTTTTAATAATGAAAAAGCAAAAGATGTTAAGGTCAATATGAAACCTGGTGATCTATTATTATTTCCTGCTCATCTATTAAGAAAGTTTCCAAATTTAAAAACAAATAAAATGTACACTTATATAGTATTTGATTTTCATTTAGATAAACCAAGAATGTATGACGAAGAATAGTTTTGAAAAAGAAGGTTTTCTAGTAATTAAGAAAGCAATCTCCACAGAATTAGCTAAGTTTTGTTTTGATTACTTTAACTTAAAAAGAAAGGTAACATCTAAACTCTTTGAAGACAGAGAGATATCTCCTTATACTAAATTTTTAGGACACTGGGCAGATCAACAAGTTCCTAAAACATACTCACACTATTCAGATTTAGTTATGGAAACTCTTTTATTAAAATGTAAAAAGATATTAGAGAAAGAAACTAAATTAAAATTAATTGAAAATTACTCTTACGCAAGGATCTATAAAAAGTTTGATACTTTGTTCAGACATAAAGATAGACCTGAATGTGAAATATCTTGCACCATGAATTTAGGAGGCGACCCTTGGGCTATATATGTAAAGAATAAAAAACAATATAAGATAATGTTAGCTCCAGGTGATCTAATTATCTATAGAGGCTGTGATCTAGAGCACTGGAGAGATGTGTTTACTGGTGATAACTGCACACAAGTTTTTCTACACTACAGTCCTAAAAATAAAAAAGACATAAATAAGACAAAATATGATGGTAGACCTTTCATAGGATTACCTGAATTTTATAAAGGCAAAAAATGATTTCGCTGTATATTCACTCTAGTCACGATGGATCCGTGACTTGCATAAAAGATAAACGTATATTGTTTCATCACCAGATAGATAGATTTAATAAATTTAAACACACCTCTATGCCTCATCTTGCTTTCTTTAAAAAACTTTTAGAACTAAATCAAAAAGTAGACAAGGTTGTATTTACATTTTTTATAAAAGATAACGCAACTGTCATTTGGGAAAAGTACCTAAAACGATTAAGAATAATTGATAAGTCAACAGAAGTTATTTATGTTATTGACAAACACCATATCTATCACGCATCGTGTGCTAAACTTTTTCACCCCTACGCAGATTACTTTTTAGTTTGGGACAGAGAAGGTATGACTAACAAAAATAACGAAACAGAACAAGAGACCGTGTATAACAATAAGTTTACTAAAATATATTCTAATGTAAGAAAAGGTGATGGGTCCAATATTGGTTTGGGCAGAAGGTATGATGCAGCTACCATAGCCTGTGGTTTTAATGATTTTGAAGAAGGTAAGACAATGGCACTAGCACAATACAAAAGACCGGGTGCTGCTTTCTTTGAACAGAGAAGGTTGGAAAAAAAGAGTCTAGTTTTATTACAAACATTAGAGATGTTACATTTTAAAAAAGGAGACACTGTTTGCTTAACAGGAGGAGTTACACAAAACGTAATTAATAATTCTAATTTAAAAAATAAATTAAAAGATATTAAGATTGTAGCAGACCCTTTCAATGGTGACTTCGGTATATCTTTAGGCGCTGCTGCCTACCATGAAAACTTACATAAAATTTATATGCCAATTAAAAGTATATATACAGGTCTAGAAACTAAAATAGATATTAGTAGATTTGATAAATACAATAAAAAGAAAGTTGAGTACAAAGAAGTTTGTGATGTGTTACAAAAAGAACCTGTTGCTATCTTTCAATCTAAATCTGAACAAGGTCAAAGAGGTTTAGGAAACCGATCATTACTATTAGATATAAATGCTAAAGATGCTATTAAAAAAATAAACGCAATAAAAAAGAGAGAATGGTTTAGACCCTTTGCTTGTTCTATTTATGAAAGAGATGCTTCGACTTGGTTTGATACTAAAGGTGAATTATCTCCTTATATGATGTTTACATACAAATCAAAAAAACCAAAGCTTACTAAAAACGTTTGTTGTGTAAACAACACGAGTAGAATACAAACAGTAAATCAATATTCAAACTTTGGTCTGACTTGTTTACTAAGAACAAATAAAAAATTTTACAACAGACCTTTGTTATTAAACACTAGTTTAAATCTACCTGGCCACACTTTAGTAGAAACCATAGATGATCTTTTATATATGTTTGAAACAACACCTTTGAACTATATTTATTTTCCAGAAGAACACACACTAATAAGTAAAAATGATATTTAAAACAAAAGTAAAAGAACACAGTTCGATAAAAGATAAGCTAGTAAAAGCAATAGAAAATGCTGAAGGAGAAGCATATGAGTCTATTGAAAAAACTGACTGGCATTTACAAAATGTACCAAGAGAGTACATGCATATAGCAGTGCCGATACTTAAACCCTATATACGAGAGCTAATAAAACATTTGTACAAAGAACACCATGATATAATAAAAGCTAATCTAAGTAATTCTTGGTATCAGATATATAAGAAAAACTCTCAACATACTTGGCATACACATACTAAAACTCAATTAGCTAACGTGTATCTTATAGAGTTACCTGAAAAGAAATATGCTACAAAATTTTTAAACCATAAAACAGTTAATCTAGAAGAGGGCGATATACTGACTTTTCCATCGTGGTATCTACATTCTTCACCTATTATTAAATCAAATAAAAGAAAAATAATTATTGCATATAACTTAGATATGGAGTGCTTAATATGATGTGGCCAACTATCTGTATAGATAACTTCTTTAATAATCCTAAACAAGTTTTAGAATATTCAAAGACTTTAAAATATACACCAGCTGAGAAAGGTAACTGGCCAGGTGTAAGATCAAAAGCTATACATGAGATAGACAACGATTTCTATACTCACATAGCAACTAAAATGATAGCAGCATTATACCCTAACGAGTGGCAAGATATAGGTTGGTTAGCTAATAGTTATTTTCAAAAGATAGATTCTAGATGGAGAGGACCAGGTTGGGTACATAAAGATGTTCATCAACAGTTTTCATCTATTATTTATTTAAGTGGCGATACTAGTTGTGGCACTTCTTTGTATAAAGAAAACACACATGAAACAGTCCCTCTAGTAAACAATATGAAGACGTCTTCTAATTTAAAACCGTCTAAGATGAAGACTGCAGAATATAAAAAAGAATTAGAAAAACATAACAATAAGTTTACAAAAACAGTTTCGTTTAACTCTGAAATAAATAGATGTATTATGTTTGATTCTTATCAATACCATGCAGTAGACAATTTTAATAAAGACGATGATAATGAGAGAGTAACTATAATAACTTTTTTCAATAGTATTTTTAGACATGATGGTAAACCTTTGAATCCACATGCCGGGGAGAGTTCTAGAATATGAATCTAACATACTGGTTTCCAACTGTACTAGGAGAATCAACTATGCCTAATGCAGACAAAGAATATAAAAAACTAAAACCACACATAGAGAAGATTGTAAAAAAATCTGGTAAATGTTTTAATTACTACCCTATTCACAAAGATAAAAAATTTAAAAACATAAATGACTTTGTTTTAAAAGAAACAACAGAGTATGCTAAAGCACACAGCTTTGATGCACCCACAATACAAGAGTCATGGTTTAATAACTATAAACCTGGAGACATTAACGATCCACATACACACGCAGGTTCGCATCTAACTGCAGTATATTATTTAGTAGGTGAAAAAGATGATTCAGCTTTATTGATATACAGTCCAGTTCCGACAGACATGTCTAACCCTAGTAAAAAAACAGTCACTGATCCACACAATAGAAGCAATCCTTTGACATCAGAAACATGTATCATAAAACCATCTAATGGGTTCTTGTGCATCTTCAGAAGTTTTATTACTCACCAGGTCCCATTAAAAGTAAATAAATCACCAAGGATATCTTTAACCTACACATTCAATGTTTAAACATTTTACAAAACATTTAAAGAGTGTTCGATATCCCAAGAAACAGGAAACATGGGACGTATCAGGTATACTAGGAAACGAAAGATATAACTTTGATATAAGAAAACTAGATGAACCACAGAAATTTACGACTGCAACTAAAGCTACTAAGCTGGTGTTTGATCTACCTACTAAATTTGTTATTGTGGATTCACAAGAACTACATGCTTACATATTTAAAAATAAGATAAACTATCTTATACTAGATGACATAGTAAAAGAACTAGAATGGAATATAATATTAGATAAATGATTAAGTTAAATAAATGTATAAAAAGTAAAGTATTAAAGTCCTTCTTTTATCTAGAAGGTAACATAAAAATAAACAGTCAGTATTTTATTGAGAAAATAAAACAAGGGTGTAGTCAAGAAGACAACTTAAATGGCCAGACTAATATTAAAGGTAATCAAACTTCATGGAAATATTTTAATGATGACCCTGCATTTTTAAATGCAATAGATGAAATAATTACTTGTTTAGATAAAAATGTAGACCTACCTTCATACGAGCTTAAAGACTCTTGGGGTTTTAATCTAGGATATGGGGGTAAAACAGAGGAACACAACCACATACCACACCTATGGTCTGGTGCACTGTATCTAAATAGCCATAACCAAACCTTAGATTTTAATGAGATAAAAAGAAAAGTTAAACCGGAACCGGGGAACTTTGTTTTGTTCTCAGCTTTTTTAAAACACAAGTGTAATCAGAATAGAAGTAAAGATGTTAAGTGGGGAATTAGCTTTAATTTAAGTCCAAGATAAGATATAATAAATTATGTTTAGAAAGAAAATAACGATACAGTATAAGGACCCGTTTGATTATAAGATAATTAAAGATATGTTTAAGGTCATTCCTAAAAACTATCCTCCTTACTTTGGTGCAATACCTAAGACAATGTTTAATCCTTTTACGGGACATGCAAGACCAGATCAAAAAACAATAAAGAGTTGTTCAGGTTTTATAAATTTATACAAAAGATCTATCTTAGTATCTTCTCCTTTTGATATTTATTTAGAGTTTGATGAGAATAAAATAATAACAGAAGAGATAGGAAAAACAGGTTGGAAGATAACTACTCAACAAAATAACGCACAGTTATTAAATTATGCAAACAGTAAAAACTATAAATTTTTAATAAAACTAGAACTACCTATCTATTTAAAAAGTGATGCATCAATAGTTATGTTAGACTCTTTCTATCATTTTAATAAATACGAAATTATACCAGGTATAATTAATAAGAAGTATGAGTCGATAATATCTTTTTTTATGCCTGTAAAAAAACGACAGACAGAACTATATATAAAGCAAGGAGACCCTTTGTTTTTAATAGTGCCTATGTGTGAAGATAAAATAAAACTTAAGATAAAAAAGAATAATAACATACCTACACAAAACACAACACTTACTTTCTCTTCTTTAAAAGAATTTGTAATGGATAAACTTACATGATAAAAATTCAAAAGAATTTTTTAGATACAGATGTATTACAAAATATAAACAATGCAGTAATGCAGACTACTTTTCCTTGGTATTATTCTGGTATTACAAATGCAGAGGATAAGAACAAGCAATTCTACCATACCTTTTATCACAACAATCATATTAACAGTGAATACTATGACTTAGTTAGACCTATATTAATTAAACTAAAGCCAGTAGTGATTATGAGAATTAAATTAAACTTATTGTTAAAGACACCTAAAATTATAGAACATGATGATCATACTGATGTAGACTCTAAAAGTATTACTTCATCTATACTTTATTTAAATACCAATAATGGTTATACTAGATTTAAAAATAGAAAGATAATATCAGAGGAAAACAAGTTAGTTACTTTTCCTTCAGCTGTAAAACATCATGGGACGACATGTACTGATGCAGAGGAAAGACTGGTATTAAATATAATGTATGTCAGATAAAAAAATAAACTACGAATACTTTTACTTTGGACCTTTTCTATATAGAGTAAAATTATCAAACAAAGAAATAGATCAGATAAAAAAACTTTGTACGCAAAAGAAAGATATACGAAAGACTTTAGCTGGTTTAATAAAAAAAGAGTTTGAAGTAGATAGTAAAAAACTATACCCAATAATATCACCTTATTTACAAAGCTATATACAAGCAGCTCAGCAACACTGGGGCACTTACCATGGACACAAAACAGAGTTAATAAGTAGTTGGGTTAATTACATGACTAAGTATGAGTCTAATCCTATTCATGGACATAGCTATGATCTGTCTTTTGTATTATATACAGAGATACCATCTGGATTAAAAAAAGAAGCTGAAGATACAGTAAGTAATAACACTAAACCTGGTGTTATAAATTTTGTAAATAAATTACAACAACACAGATATGAATTAAATGTTCAGTCTTTTATTCCAGAAGTTGGAGATATGTTTATTTTTCCAGGCACTTTGTATCATTTTGTCAACAGTTTTCAAAGCGAAGGAGAAAGAGTATCTGTATCTGGCAACGTAAAAGTGGTTTGATTCCCCTATAAAAACAAGATATAGTGCCAAATTATGTTACAGAAAATAGGCTTTCAACCAGGTATAAATAAACAAATCACACCCACAGGGGCAGAAGGCCAGTGGATAGACTGTGATAACGTTAGATTTAGATACGGTATACCTGAGAAAATAGGTGGTTGGAATCAACTAGGACAATTAAATTCAAACGAATTAACAGGTGCAGCTAGGGGTTTGCACCATTTTGTAAATACGGCCGGTAGAAGGTATGCTATAATAGGCACTAATAGAATACTATATGCTTTTTCTGGTAATGTATTTTATGACATACACCCTATAAAAAGCACTACAACTCTTACAAGTGCTTTTACTACTACAAATGGATCAACTTCAGTTACTATAACTTTTTCTACAGCTCACAATATAAACCCACAAGATATTGTGTTGTTAGATAATTTCTCATCTATTACTGGTTCTAACTATACTGCCTCTGATTTTGATGATAAAAAATTTATGGTTACTTCTGTTCCTAGTGGAACAACAATAACTATTACAATGCCATCTGCAGAATCAGGATCTGGTGCAACAGCATCTGGTGGTATTAGAGTACAGCATTACTATCCAGTTGGAACTCCAGTTCAAGAAAAAGGATTTGGTTGGGGCCTAGGAACTTTTGGTGGTGTAGCTAATGGAGCTGTTACAACTACTTTGGATGGTGCAATAGATGCTTCAACAACAACTATAGTATTAACAAATGCATCACAGTTTCCATCTACAGGAACTAATTTTATTTTAATCGGAACAGAGATGATACAATACACGGGTGTTAGCACTAACACTTTAACAGGTGTAACTAGAGCAGCTAGAGGAACTACAGCTGCAACTCACAGTGATGGTGTTACTGTTACTAACGCTACAGATTATGCAGCATGGAATGAACAAACAGAAGAAGGTCTAGCTTTAGATCCAGGTATGTGGTCATTAGATAATTTTGGAGATAAAGCAATTTGTTTAATTCATGATGGTGCATGTTTTGAATGGGACTCTAGTGCAGGTAATGCAACAACTACAAGAGCAACAATTATATCGGGTGCACCAACAGCATCAAGACACATGGTTGTATCTACACCGGATCGTCACTTAGTTTTCTTTGGAACAGAAACAACTATTGGAGATGCGTCTACACAAGACGATATGTTTATTAGATTCTCTGATCAAGAAAATATTAATTCGTATACACCTACGGCAACGAACACTGCAGGTACACAAAGACTTGCAGATGGATCTAAAATTATGGGAGCTATAAGAGGTAGAGATGCAATCTATCTTTGGACTGACACAGCATTATTCACTATGAGATTTGTTGGTCAACCGTTTACATTTGCATTTGCACAAGTAGGCACTAACTGTGGACTTGTTGGACAGAATGCATGTGTAGAAGTAGATGGCGCTGCGTATTGGATGTCAGAGAATGGTTTCTTTAGATATGCTGGTAAATTAGAATCGTTACCGTGTTTGGTAGAAGACCATGTTTATGATAATATAAACTTAGTATCGGGTAATCAAATGGTTTCTGCAGGTGTAAACAATTTGTTTGGTGAGGTTATTTGGTTTTACCCATCAACAACATCTGACGTTATTGATAAACAAGTAGCTTTTAATTATTTTGATTCATCACCACAAAGACCAGTATGGACTGTTGGAACATTAGCTAGAACAATGTGGAGAGACTCTGCTGTATTTAATAAACCACATGCAACAGAATATAGTGCAGGCAATGATTCATCGTTTGATGTTGTAGGTAACACGGAAGGTAGAACTTCATACTATGAACACGAAACAGGGACCGATCAAAATAAAAACGGAACTATAACTGCAGTTACTTCAAACATATCTTCTGGTGATTATGACATTACACAAGGAAGAACAATACAAGGTAAGTCTTCTGGCCTTGCAGATTTTAGAGGAGACGGTGAACACCTAATGAAGATAAGAAGATTTGTTCCTGACTTTATATCACAGACTGGAACAACTAGAGTTACATTACAATTAAAAAATTATCCAAATAGTTCACAAGCTGGTTCACCTCTTGGACCTTTTGATATTACAACATCTACAACAAAAGTAGATACAAGAGCTAGGGCTAGAGCAGTTGCATTAAAAATAGAAAACACAGCTGCTGATCAAAGCTGGAAACTAGGGACATTTAGATTAGACGTACAACCAGACGGGAGAAGATAATGGCAAAGATTTCACAGGTAATAACTAGACCGGCAAAAGAATACGATTACACTGTAGCTGAAGCACAGACTAGAGATCTAGATGGTATAGTTGAAAAATTAAATACTACATATCAACAAGACTTAAAAGATGAGGTAGAAGCGTTTAACTTCTTTTTAAATTAATGGCTAATAGTTTTATAAATAAAAAAGCAGATCTATCTACTACAGACCTAACAACTCTATACACTGTTCCAGCAGCAAGAACAGCAGTAATTAAGTCA